CCCTTCCATGTGCTGAGCGGCCCGGTCGGCATCACCGTGGTGGGCACGCGGTTCTCGGTGCGCTACACGCCGGGGCTGGCCGGCAGCGATGGCGTGCGCGTGGCGGTGGAAGAGGGCCAGGTCCGCGTGGTACGCCGCGATGGCGCGCCCGGCGCCGCACTGGCGCAGATCGCCGGCGCCCAGACCCTGGGCGCAGGCCAGCAGATCAACGCTGACGGCCAGGGCCGCCTGGGCTCACTGCAACCCGTCGCCGCCGAAGGCATTGCCCCCTGGCGCGAGCACCGCATCAGCTTCGTCAACACGCCGCTGTCCCAGGCATTGGCGGAGTTTGAGCGCTATGGCAGCACCGGCCTCACGATCAGCGACCCGGCCGTGGCCGCACTGCGCCTGAGCGGCACCTTTGACCCCAGCGACACACCGACCCTGCGCAAGCTGCTGCCCCATGCACTGCCGGTGCGGCTGCAGCCCGTGGCGGGGGGGGTGGGAAAAAGGGCGCGGCGGTGGTGGCCGCCCCCCCCC